CCAGCATGTAAACCACTCTTATGTCACACTCTTCTTTAGTAGTATAAGGACCGTATGTATCCGTAAATTTGACGCACGAATTAGCGACGTTAAGTGCACACGCTAATACAACAGCCTCAAACATTACCGATCCTTACTTAATGCCGCCTGTGTGTTAATACGATAGATATTAACATCGTTACGATCACCCGCTATTTGCTCCTGCAATCCTTGGCGTTGCTGTGCCAGTTCATACTGTTGCTGTAGCTTGGCCTGATCAATCTGGAAGTCCATAGAGTCATTTTGCATCTTACGCTGTATTTCCTGCGTATCGTTCTGCAACTCCTGCTGACGGATCGCAACCAACGGATCCTCTTGCTGGGGTGGTTGTACCATAGGCATGATCTGCTTCATGATCTCTGTAACCTGCTGGGCAACAGCAGACTCAACTACTTCTGGCGCTACCTGCGGAACTTCTTGACCCATAGCTATCGACTGCTGTGCCGCATTCTCGAAGAACGCCATGATCTGATCACGTGCCAGCATAGATACGTGCTCCTGTACGTGAGCCTGCAACAACAAGAAACCCTGCGGGTTGGCAGAGGCAACAGGTGACGACAAGAACATAGAGTGCGCCATGATGTGTGACTCATGATCCTGCTGTGGAAACGCCTGCGGCGGCATACCTTTAACAGAGTTTGCGTTCTCTGTCGCTGGATCAATAGGTTGCGGCGGCTGTGGCACTGGCAGAATACCGTCGATGTTCTTCACATCCAACGCATCGTACATACGACGATAGGCTTCGTACATGTTATGCATCTGCGGTGCGGCTTGAGCCAACTGCAACTGTGTCTGTGCTAGCGACAAACGCTGTGACATAGAAAATATTGACGGGTCACTGGCAGGCAACACATCAACACGACCATCAAAGTCCTGCGCCATAATCTCAGCAGGCATGTTCTGCCCGACAAAGTATGGATACGGCATTGGATTGTCGCTGAATACCTGCGCCAGCAAACGGAACTCTTGCTTCTGGGCATAGTGCAAACGCTTGTGAATGCTTGATATGATCTTCGAGCCTTGCTCGATCAGTGCAACGGTTGTTCCGACTGGGGCTTGTGAGTTGACGTCGGCAATTTTTGCGTCTGCAACCTGTGCAAATCTCCGGCCTGAATCGACGATAACGCCCAGTAATTGAGCAAGTGTCCCAGAAGGTTCCTTGTATGGAAGGGGCATAAGAGCATTCCGAAGATCACCACCGGGAGCATCAATATCACGAAACTCGCCGGGACTAAGCGGTTCATCATCATTGCGAATACGAACGCCACGGGCTTTAAAACCAGCAGGGAGATTAGAGAGCGTCCCCGCATCGATGAGTTGTCTAAGAATCGAAGTCGCGGCACGAGACAAACCCCCTATTGTATGCAACAAACCAAAGCCATAAAAGCCAAAGCCGGGCAAAAACTTATAGTGAACGAAGTATTGGCGCTTTTTCTTTAGGGGATCCACTTCCCGATAATTACGCACAATCGATAGTACCTTTCCCGAAGCATCGTCCAGAGTGACGATGTAGGGAAGCTTAATACCAGTTGGCTCGCCTTGCGTATCCATATCCTCAAAACCATCAAGGTCGAGGTCAGTGTGGATTTCAAGTAAGGTATACACGTCATCCGAATACGATGGACGAACGCCTTGAAGCTCATCTTCAGTTTGTTTAATAGGTCTGTCATCTTCCTCATCCGATGCCTGTAGTTCAATGTCACGATAAACACCCGCAACCTGCATCTTGCGCAGCTCGTTCTCAGTCATGCGAACAACATGTGTCACACGCTCGGCAGTGCCCAAGTCAGATGCAGAATAAGGTACAATCAAATCATCAGCAGGAATGAACTTGGATACAGCACGATCCTTGCCTGCGTCCTGATATACTTTCTTAAATGTAGAACCTGTCAGCGGTAGGTAGAACAACATCTGATCCGTGTCAGGATCAAACTCTTCCATCACTTCCGTAACCTGATAGTTCATAAAATCTTTTACACGCTGGGCTTGATCTTCACGAGCCGCGTCAGGTGTGCCAGCTATGTTCGTCTTCACAGGTCCGCCAGCAGGTATCATCTCTTTGTATGCCTGCGCCTGAAACTGCGTAACAGCCTCACTAAGTAACGGATGGTGAACACCACTAGCACCCAAGAACGGAGCACTACGCTCCTCGTAGTTAACACCCAGTAGCTTCATACCACTCGATATGGCATCTTCCCAATCAGACCGAGACTCACGATCATCGTCAACCTTGTCACGAAGGTCCGAGGACAAAGAACCAAGTTCGGAATCATCAAGAACCTCGGCTAAATTAGCACTGTGATCGTACATCTCAGTTTGGATCTCGAACCCCTGTTCTTCACCCACAAGTTCTATGCCATCAGGTAGTTGATCCTCGGCAGGTAACTCTACTTGTATTTCTTCAGGCATCATGTTCGCTGGTCCGCCAGCGCCCATTGCCATGTCAACCATCTGTGGTGGTAGTGCCATTAAAAGGCTCCTTGTTTATCTTTTACGAATATAACTTAAATACGTTACCAATGCCAGACCGTAGGTCAACCTTGCCGCCAGCGGCCTTCTTTACAGGGGTATTGTCACTAATAACCCGAAGCTGTGGACGTTTCGGCTGCGGTATGCCAGCACCAGATATGCCAGCCTGATCCTTACCTACATAACTAGATATCGCCTGAAACACCTCGTCAGGCGTCATGTCGTCAGTTACCCCAGCCAAACGCTCTAACTCAGCCTGACTAGCCGCCGCATCAGCACGCCGTGTTACAGACTCAGCCTTTTTCAACTGCTGTTCCAATGCCGCACGGTTGGCCTGCCCCGCACGCCGAGCATCCAACGCCGCATCAAAACCAAAATCCTCGTTTATACCCTTAGATAAATCAGACAAAATGTCTTCTGTGTTAAACAAGTCAGCGTTAAACGTCCTGTTGTAATTGTCCGTAGTTACCCGAACAGCATCTATCAACGCATCAGCACGGCTCATACCCTGATCAATAGCACCCTCGAACTCGTCAATCACATTGTCAGTGAAATCTTTAGATGTGTACGGCGCATCCTCGCCCATCTGACGACCTACCATCTCAAACGTAGAATCTAACTTCTTCGCCGCCGCTACGTCAAAAGCATCAGTTACCCCCTGAAGCTCCATCTGCAAAGTCTTGGCGTCGCTAAGTTCCGAGGTTCGAGCTTCGTCAGCCTGCTTCTGTAGCTTTGTGTACTTGTCAGACTTGCCACCTACAACCTCGCCCACCTCGACATTAACCGTAGGAGACTTGTCCGCCATCAGTTGAGCCATACGAGGTAAATCCTGCATCCCCGCAGCTTCGTTAATGGCTTTAACTTCAGCGTCATCGAGAACACGAGTGACACGCATCTGCCCAGAAATAATCCAGTTACCGTCTCGAGCCTGCCCCTGTTGATACTTGTAGCTACCACCCATAGGTAACTCATCCGTAATCTGAGCCTCGGCGCGATTAATCTGTCCCTTACGAGGACCTGACTTAACAATCGATGCTCGTGAGTCCGCAACACTTTGCAAGTCCACATCATCTGGAACTTCGACTTCAGCCCAAACCTGATTACGCCCACGAGTCTTCATCTTCTGACCCATAACTATTTCTTCCGGGCCAATGTGCGAGGCAACCGGAAACTCACCCGAATGCCAGCCCGGACGAAGAGCCACAGCTTTTATTGTCTTCGCCTTAGAACCTTGAGGCAAGTACCCCTGTTCTATAAGCATGTCTCGCGTAGCCTGATCCGGAATAGCTATGCTGTCACCCGTCCCTGCTGATCCATCCCACTTCTTAGATGGCACATACTGCTTGCCGTTAGGCGCAGTAAAATTAAATGGTATCGTCGCTGTTTGCCACTCATTAATCTTAACCGGAGTCTTTGCATCCACAAACAAAGGATATAAGGTCCCAGTTTCGGGGTCCTGCTCGAAAAGTTTATAAGCCTTGCGAGTCTTGATAATCTCTCTAGCCTGCGCGGTTCCAGTACCCTTCTTCTCGATCCCCGAACCTCGGGTCTTGGTCTTTGTAACAGCTTGTTTGAAAAGACCAGCTAGGCCAGCGGTCTTGGCGTATAGGGCACCGGGTGCCAGAAGACGACCAATCATCTCCGGACGCACGTTACCCTCTGCATCCAGAAACTCATCCGATAACTCAACGCCAGCCTTTTGGGCTAAACCACTAGCACCAAACTCTTCTTGAAACTTTTCCGAAGCTTGTTGGGCAGCAGGATCAAGAGCCAGCGGTCCTTTGGCACTCATCGCCGGAACGATTAAATCACCAACTAAACCCGGCAAGCCAAAGATCTCTTCCTTTACTAACCCCGAAGCAATCTTCGGCACGTCAGTAGCAATCCGATCACCCACGCCAGCCAAGTTACCCATGCGCTTCTTAAAGCCTTGAGCAAATAACGCACGCTGTTCAGTAGGTGTGGGTTGTGCCATTACGCAATCCTCGTGGGTTTCTTCTTCTCAGGAAGCAAGATCTTTGAAAACCGATTGGGAACTAGCCGAACCTTGGGCTTAGTAATATTCCCTGTTGCGCGTCGGTGCCCAGTCCTCAAGTTCTTCTCCGTTCAAACTAATAAAGCCCCCTTGGCGAAAACGCATCAGAGCCATTGTCATACTATCACAAAAGTCATCATGATCGCCATTAGGAAAAGAAGCAACCTCCTCGATCACGTCTTCAGCAAACCTCTTGCCAGCAGGATACCAAACCTTACCACCCTCAAATATAGGCGAAGCCATATGCATGCGGGTGGTTTTATCCATTCCACCGCCCCCCTTCTTACGACCGGGGCTAAATGTCAGGACAGGAAGGTTCAGTAACCTCATCTCGTCAGCCAAAGGTGTACCAGACGCTTTTGCCTCTATCAGCATCATATCCGGTTCCCAATACTCGTATTCTTCCTGTGCTATGGTCTTGAGTTCAGGAAAATTCCAACGACCCTTCTTAGCATCCAACATAATCAAATGCTGCTCGCCGTTGCTGTGAGGCTCAAACACACCCCATGTAGTTATCGCACTGTAGTCAGCAGTCTCTTTCTTGCTGAACGCAGTATCATAAGACTGAATAATATAGTCAAGCTTCGGAATATCTTCGTGCTCCCACTCCTGCCACCACTCGCGCTTTATCATCGCAGTTTCTTCGGACACAGGATTCTGTTGCCACTGCGCATTCCATTTGCCCGGGGACAACGAAGCTTTGACCTTTAATAATTCTTCCTTCTTCCAGAATTCTGGCCATAACGGCTGATCAGATGGCATGATGGCCGGAAATTCTACGACCTCCCACTGGTCAGACATGATGTCGTTACCCTGCGCTTGCAGTAACCGACCAGTCAAATCCTTCTTTGACCACCTAGTCTGAACAATAATAATGGCGCCGCCCGGCTGAAGACGCTGTCGCGGACCAGATGTGTACCACTCATAGGTTCTATCGTAGGCAGTAGTCGATAATGCGTCCTGCTCCGAGTGCGGATCATCAATGATAATCAAATCGCCACCACGGCCAGTCATTGCCGCGCCCACCCCAGCGGCAAAGTATTCACCCCCCGCGCTAGTCTCCCACCGACCAGCAGCTTGGGAATCCTGTTTCAAGTCCGTTTTCGGAAAGACTTCCGCATATACAGGGTCAGCGATCAAGTCACGAACTTTACGACCGAATCTTACAGCAAGTTCAGTGTTCATGGTAGCCTGAATGATTTTTAACTTAGGATTTCGACCCAAGAACCACGAAGGCATCAAATAGGACGCAAATTCTGACTTGGAATGTCGAGGCGGCATGTTCACTATCAGGCGCTTCAAGTCACCCGAAGCAATCCTTTCTAGTTTTTTAGCAATGATTTTATGATGACGACCAACTATGAACCCATCGTAAACATGATTTACGTAGTGCATAAAGCTTTCACGCGCTAAGTCGCGGGTTTCCAAACGCTTTAGCTGTTCTTCTAGCAGAAGCATTTCTCGTAGGTCGTCTTCGGGGATCGTGTCTAGTTCTAAGCTCATACCCAAACAATAATACATGCCAATGAATTTATCAATGCAGCGACGCGACGCCATTCTGTCAACCCCGTCCACCAAAATAAGGGGGTGCCCCCTAAAATAAACGCAAACCTGATACGCGATTGCGGCCAGTAACCCCAACAAAAACCGGGTTAACCTAAATTCGGTTAACCAAGCCGCGCACATATATGCATTTTATTTGGGAAAATCTCTTTTTATCTCTTGATTTATGGGATCGTATACCTATATATAATAGGTAACGAAACAAACAAGAGGAATTAATCAAATGAATACGAGAGATACAATCAAGAAAGCACTTAAAGGTCGGATCATGACAATGGTATTCACCAAGAAGAACGGCGACATTCGCAAAGCATATGGACAGATCGTCGAGAATGATCAGCGCCCAAGTGATGACTATCCAAACCTGATCACGTTCGTTGACTTCAGCGTGGGTGGTGTTAGATCCGCCGACCTATCGAACGGTGACTGGATCATCAAGTCTGGCAATACAGTAATGAGAAGAGGTTAAACAATGGGGGGCAATGCCCCCCGACTGTCCGGCGGTCGTTCCGTCGCTGATGAGACCATAAGGTCGAAACAGTCAAACAAACAATGGAGTGAATAAAATGATTAAGTATGCACATAACACGTATGAGAACGTGAATAAGGTCGAGATCCAAGCAACGTCCGGCGGAAACTATACGGTCTGGATCTATCATGATGATATTGTTTCCGGCGCGTGTTGGCTCGAGGGTGACAATATCGAAATCAAAGTGCCGGACGTCGTGCCCGTAAAAAAACCCGTAAAGCTTCGTATGGGTGTATCGACTATCAAGCGAGGCGTCGAGCTAATGAGTAAAGGTAGCTTTACCAAGAAGCAATTGAGCACGTTCTTGGGTTTAACTGAAAAGAGTGTTGCCACCCTGCTTGTCGATATCAAGCGCGTGGGTGAGGTGACAGTCGTATCGGAGCGTCCAGTCGTGCGCGGTCAACGTGCCGAACGCCAGTATTCAGTTAAGTAAATAACCTATTGCCTATACCGGATATCCGGTATAGGCTTTCCCCATAGTCATAAAGGAGCAAAACATGACGCAACGTAAAACAAACCCATTCGGTAAATCGACCACCAAATATGAACCATACGCCGTCTATCGCGGCAATCAGGGATTCACTTGGTGCATTCTCAAAACATACAAGCGTCCGGACAAGGAAGCGTCCGACAAGCATGCAAGGTGGTTCACCTTTACGACGTCCGACTATTGTCCGGAGGGTGAATTCGGAGACGCCTATGCCGGAGAGATTCGGCAATTCGGCAGACTGTCTGCCGCCACGGATGAATGGCGCGAACATTATCCGAACGGATAATCGAATCCACCGCACGGGGTGGTAATACCGTGCATTCCTCCCTTGAGACTCACCCGACAAGCTATAAGCTTGTCGGGTCTTTTTATATATAGAGGGGCGCAGGACGCAGGACGCAGGACGCAGGACGCAGG